ATTTTATAGAACGCCGAAGCAGTTCTATCTGCGGGTCTCAAAGCATGAGATCCCGGACCGACGCATGTAACGACCGGTGTGACTAACAGTCACAAGTCGTACTTCGGCGTAGGCGACGTCCGGATAAACTCCGGTACGTCATGATCGGTACGCATTCTCTTGTTACAAAGAATGGTACTTGCTCCCGATCAACGCCTGTCATCAAGTCTATGACAGAGCGCGTAAAACAATCGGAAGCCAATCCTGGATTGTACTCGCTATGGCTGAAAGGACCATAAGCAATACATCCACGAAGTCGTTGCCAGTAGTAGGGGACATGTCGCACCTCCTCTCGTTCATCGGGCACAAGCCTTAGATACGAGAATCGGTAAACGCCATGCCCTAAACTCTTGGGCTTCGAAACTTCGACACACTGGAGAAAATCCCAGTGGTGGAGCGTAGGACACTTAATACCACTGTCATCGGGATGATCGCCAGGCACAAGTTTACATTTGCCTGTAACCGATTCAATCTCAGACGTTAGGTACCTCAGTGTTCTACCGATCTCATGCTCAGACCAGCGCGCCAATAAACCATTGACGAACTTGTAGAGCATAGCCTCGTAGGTTTTAGGGCCTACGAATGCCGAACCATTCCTAGGTTGGAATGGCCGTACGTCCACCCCGTGGTAGTAATCACCACCACAGGACTCTCTGAAATGACCTTCACTAAACGTTTTATCAACATTCAGTACAAAGCCAAGCTGCTCAAAAACAGCTACCACAGTCGGATGCATTGATGAGACATATATCATGTCATCACCGTACACCGAAATGGTATGACGATTGATACGACCTTTAAATAGGGTCGCCTCAATCGCTTTGAGCAGTGCCAGAAAGACCAACGTCTGAAGCGGAAAGGTATACCCGATGCCCATTGTGCAGAATGTAGCACTCTGCACAACAGAACCATCAGGTAAAGCAACTACGCCAATCCGTGACTGTTCCAAAATCTGGAGCCAATCAGGAGGGAATAATCGCTCTACAAGCTGCACCGATATGGAATCCGATGCGCTTGATAAGTCAGCTGTCACGAATAATCCGTGAACAGAAGCCTGACTCGCTAGAACACGATGTCTCTGTTGAAGAGAC